TCATCGTCACTTGGCAAGCCGTCATAGACAGCGGCGGAGACATCACGGCGTCGGGCTCGTCCATCACCGTGCCCATCGCTGGATACTACAAGATAACCGTTATCGGCTCTTTGGCTGTACGCGACATCATCCACGGTGATTTAGTCGTCAATTCTGTTGACGTTTGCTCAATGGGCACGGGAGCGCAGAGAGATGTGAAGTTTCGGCACACCGCTACCCGATTTTTCAAAGCCAGCGACGTGGTGCAGTATCGAGCGCATACCCAAACAGGCACGCACACGCTCCAAGTGGTAACCGAAGACAGCGCAGGCGAGTCGCCTATATTGCACATGGTGCTGCTATGATTTTTCGCATCTACGATCCAAAGAACATTACCTATGCGTACTTCGATGAGTACGGGGAAGAGTACGCAGTATTGCCCGACGGTGCCGACGTCGAAGAGCGTCCGTACACCGAAGCGCAGGCCATGCAGGCACTTCGCACAGAACGCAATCTAAGGCTCGTAAATTCTGATTACACGCAATTGCCCGATGTGAATCTTTCCGAGGCTCAGGTGGAAGCGTGGCGCGTCTATCGTCAAGAACTGCGTGACATCACCGAAAACATCGTGTGGAATGTGACGACGTGGCCATTGAGACCGTAGTATAATCAGCGTATCGCCTCGGTGTCCTATTCTTGGCAGAACTGCATCGCGGTGATACAATGAAGACGTCGTACGCGGTGCCTTTCCCGCTGACGGTCATCTGCATCAACGCCGTCCCATCACGGGGCGGCGTTGGTGTATGCAAAGAGCCCCGCATCGGTTAAGATGCGGGGCCTCTTTGTATCTGCTGTTTGCGCAATGGTTGCCGTTAGGTGCACCTCGTCAACCATCGTGCCGGTCGTCACCGAGCAGAGCCTACAGTCGGGCGTGATTACGATATCTAATGACCGGCTGTTGTTGCACTTCATTGTAGCATTGCAGCAACTCGTCGAAAAATCATCAAAGATAGGAGTTGACAAGATGAATGTGTATACGGTAATATAGCGATGTGGGAATTTGTTACACAGAAAGGCATGGCGATGGAGAACTATTATCTGATTTGGCTGTTTGCAATGAAGGCAGCCACGTACCGCGTCAAGATCGCGACACGTCAGCGCAACGCAGACGCAACGTACACACACGAGCAAGCTATGGAGTTGGAGCAATCCATACTTCGCGTCGTACAAAAGTCTTGGGTCGGGTCAATCACGTTGACTGCACCGTGTGGCTGTTCGTACATCTTCGAGAAGACCGAGCACCACGCTGACCACATCTGCGGTACGCATTGGGTACACATGGTCTTCAACGGTGAAATCGATGAGTAAGCCAACGATTGACGCTGACCTGATGCAAATCAGCGCAGAGGTTCGCGAGTTGCGCCAACGGTTGTTTGTGTACCTGACGATGCGAGAAAAAGAACGGTACACCGCACTGATGGCGAGGATGGCGCAGTTGTCCCGGGTCATCGAGCAACGCAAGAAAGAGCATGAGGAGGGGGAGCGATGAAACAAACACACATCAACAACATCAAAGAGTACGCAGTGCAGGCAGAGCGAGCGCTGGTCGATATCAAAGGGATGATTCTGTTGTACCGCAACCATCCCGACGAACTGAGACACTACGCTTTGCAACAATTGGTCGGCGAGCTCTACACCAAGACCTGCGCCATGCTCTACGAATCCAGCATGATCAGCGACGAAGAAATCAAAGAGGGCAAGCGATGATGAGACTACTCTTTCCTAAATGGTTTGCATCCGAGGAAGCAAAGCAAACACCGGTGCGTGATTACGACCAAGAATATTATGAAGATATGCGCATTCATCGTAAGTTGGTACGCGAAAATGAATTGCGTAGGTACAAAGACTGCAGTCTTGACGGATTGGCAAACGCGTTTGGTATGTTGCACCTGACCGACCAAAACCATACCGAGAATATCACGCTGGTACCTGAAGGCGTAAAAATGACGTTCAGGTATTACAACATCGAGAGCGGCGACAAAGCCTGCACAGCGGTGTTGCATGATCGTCCGCAGGACTACGATGAAAAGATATACGGAGAGCGTAAAACCGCAAAGGTAGAGTTTTTCATCGGTGATGATGTTGCGATATATCCAGCGCTAAAAATTGCCGTTGCAGAATTGATGCGACAACGTGCAGAGAATGGAGAGCAATACCCGTGGTGACCGTGCTCGTTGGTGTGGTCTTGATGGCAGCGGTGTTCATGCTGAGCACCGCCATTGTTGAAAGGTGGAAGTGATGCCTGTTTACTTGATGTTTGGTCTTGGCCTTGCAGTAATTACCGGATGGGCGATTGTTGGATACGTGTTGTTGCACGGAACACGAATTCATATATACGCATTGTTCTTGTTTGCTTGGGTAGTTGTCTTTGCTCTGTGGTGGTGGCAATTATGATTTTGGTGAAGCTTACTATCCGATGGACGGAAGGAATCTACACACCGTGCTTGATGGCGGTCAAAGAAAAAGATGAGAAACTTTCGCCGGGGATACACGAAAGAATATTTCATTATCTCGGCAGCAAACACGACATCTACAAGGGATACAAGACTGAGGATTGGGAGATTGTCGACATCGAGCGCATGATCGACACATCAGCAGAAAAGAGCAAGTAATGACCCGCTTAGAACTGTACTACCGATGGCTCACAATGCGCGTCTGGGTTCGCTCGATGGGGCACTACTACGAAGTCGAGGCCGAGCACGCCGATGGATCTGCCAGCATCAAACTTTGCTATACCCGTGACTCTGCGTTGGCGTACGTCGATGCACTGCGCAAAGAAGGGAACCGCAAAGAATGCCAATTCTGACATGGGTGCGCGACGGCTCACGCATCAAGGCAACGCACAAGACGAAGTCTCGCACCTTCGTCTTCACCTGCGCCATGACCTACGCAGGACGGTTTCGCGTCGATGTCTTCACACAGGAAACCAAAGCACAACACGCTTTCACCTCGGACACCATCGAAGATGCAATGAAGATTGCGGAGCAATTCGCAGCGAAGCGGCCGAAGATATGAAATACAACCCCGAGAGCGCAGAGCGGTACGTACAGGGTCGCGGCGAAGAGTTTCGCCGCGACCTCTTCAACAAGAAGATGACCCAGCGCGCAATGGCAGAGAAGTACGGAACGACGCAGTCTTGGATATCAATACTACGCGCAGCGGTTGTACCTCGCGAGCAGCGGCGCAGTCCGCACGAAGTCACCCCGGAGATGCTCGCTGCGTTCAAATCATCAGCCACTTCGAGGAAGCTCGCCAAGCGGTTCAAGATTTCGTACAACACCTTGGAGCGCTTGCGTCGACGGCACATCGGTACAAGGATTTCCAAAGAGTTGCGACTTACACCGTCGGCCATGGCGCTTCTTCGGTCAAAGTTTAGCAATGTACGCGTGGGCAAAGCGCTGGGCTATCACGCGGCAACCGTGTGGGAGTGGCGCATCAAACTGGGCATTCGCAAACCGACGGTCAAGACCGTGATTACCGAGGAGCAACGCGCAATCCTCAAAGAGTGCGCATCACGCTACGAAGCGGCCAAGCGTCTCGGGATGGCGGTTGACCGCATCAAACGTTGGCACTTCTTAGTACAGGAGGGATACCTATGATTCACCGAGACGACCTACGCTACACTGACGACGTCATAGCCACGCTACAGAGTAGCAACCCGCTCTGGTACATCGCCAATGCGCTCAACATCGACATCGCAGATGTGAAGTACCACTATGCCGAAGTGATGACCATGAGCCACAAAGGCACCGTGCTACCACTGCGCATCGATGACACGCGGTTGACCAGCTTTCGACGGCCTCAGCGACCATATACAAAGTCTGCAATGATGCCACGCGATCCGCAATGGTACAAAGAGCGCACCGTGACCGAGATTGCCGACGAGCTCGGTCAAGAGCTCACCTTCGTTAAGAGCTTTGTGTATCGCTGGGGATACAAGACGAAGCGAGCCATCATGGGCACACGGTACCGCACGGAGTGGCCAACTGACCCAGCGTACTACGCTGCACGCACTTCACAACAAATTGCCAACGAGCTTGGTCTATGTGTAACCACGGTACAGCACCACACGCGAAAACACGGCATCAAACTACATCGAGCGTACCGCTTCGTCGACTGGCCAACGGATGCGCAATGGTACGCAGAGCGCACGTCGGTGGAGATTGCCAAGATACTCAACACCAACAATGACACCATCCAAGCGCATTGCAAAAAGCACGGGTTAACCATGAAGCCGTTCCGTAAATTTATCAGATGGCCCAAAGACCCGCAATGGTACGCAGAGCGGACACGTCAAGAGATTGCCGACGAGCTTGACGTCACCTACAGCGCAGTTGCTCGCCACGTCTGGACGTACCGCATCAAATGCAAGAAAGAGCCGCATCACATGCGAGAGAAGTTCAAACGTGCAAAAACAACCACTTGACACCGATTCGCATATACGCTAATATACGGACATCCCGACGCGGCATAGATGACCGACGCGGTACAGAAAGGCAACGACCATGATGAAGCACATGACCCCAGCCGAAGCAACCGAGATGCGCACCACGATTTGCCAGCGCTCCGACTCGTTCGTCGAGTTCGCTCTGCAGATCGCACGCAAGACCGGCGACGTGCTCGCAGTGGAACTCTTCGAGGCTGAGCAGAGCCGTCGCATCACGTTGCAAATCCTCGCCATGGTGCAACCGCTGGGCGCCATCCCAACTATGAAGGACTAAGCATGCCAATCCCAGTGACGAGCGCCACCAACCCGGGGCGCTCTTGGTACCGACTGAGCATTCACTTCGATGCCGAAGCCATGGACGCACTCGTTAAACTCACCGAGCGACTGAGCGAGTCCTACGGCACCAAAGTCAGCCTGAGTCAGGCAATCCGCACCGCAGTAATTGACACCGAGCGCGAAACGCGCAGCAATGAGGAGAATCACGATGAGCTTTGAACTTGACCTAAACGAACTTGGATACACGCCAGAACGCGAAGAGACCGGCGATGGTATCCCACGGATCAGCTGGCTGTCAACCACGAAGACCAAAGGCGTCGTCGGCAAGTTCTACGCACGTGAGACGGCGTTGCCGTCGCTGCTCGCACCGTGGACGCACGACGAGTTGTTCGACGACGAAGCGGGATTCACTGCAACCGACCTGCGCATCATCGTTCTGCGCACACGCACCCAAGCGTACAGCGAAGAGACGAACAACGGCATCCGCACCAAGACGTGGCACACGCACTGGAAGCCCAATGCAGGCATGCGGCTCTACACTGAGATTCTTTGCTTCATCGAAGGATACGACGACGTCGTGGTCTGGCCAGTGAAGGGCTTGGTTGGTCGTGGCGTGACCGCTGCTCGCGGTGAATCCATCTTCAGCGCTATGCGCGAAGTGGAGAAAGAAGCACGCAAGACGGCGAACCGTGACATCCCTTCGTTCATGTTCTGGACACCCATTACCCAGCCCAAAGACAAGAAGGGCCGCGTCGTCACCATCGACACGGGCTACGGCTCAAACGTCGTCATACCGCAGGTCGGCTTCGACGTCAATGCGATCAACCGCGACTTGTGCGCTTCGCTCTACGTTGGCAAAGAGCGCATGGCCTTGGCTGCCGAAGCGTTTGCAGAATACAAGGACTGGTCAAAGGAGATGCGGAGCAACGACGAAGCCGAAGCCCCAGCACCCGCAGAGCAGGCCCGCAACGTGCCCGCAGCGATGGACGAGGACGACGTCAAGCCGTTCTAAGAAGACACGACGAACACCCCATCGGTAACACGGTGGGGTGTTTTTTATGGAGGTGAAGCAATGCTAGTACAAACTTTGCAAATCTACGGAATTGTATTTCAGGTCATCAACATTGTTGTATGTATTATTCTGATAATCATTTTCAAGCGTAGCAAATAATCTCAGAGGCGAACCAATGAAGTATCCCGAGCAATTTGCCGAGTTTCATACCTTGTGCAGAGAACTATACCAACAACACATCGCGAAGGCTGAAGCGTACGGAGCCAAGGCCGTGGGGCGCTTCGGGCTCTTTGGTGTCATCGTGCGCATGAGCGATAAGATGGAACGACTCATCACGCTCACCACGGAACCGCACACGGTCACCGATGACGAGAGCATCGACGACACGTTGCGCGATCTCGCAGGCTACGCCATCATTGCGCTGATTCTGCGCAGTGGGAAATGGGGGAAATAAGATGACCGAAAACTTTCAGCAAGCATCACGCAACGAAATCATGGCGCACTTGCGCGCGCTGTTACGTTTGTTGTGTGAAAACCATGTGAACATCAAGCGCGATGACGTGCGTGTTGAGTTGATTTGGACCGATGTCGAGGAGTACACGAGAGAACTCGACCAGCACATTAGCGCTGCGCTGAAAGCCAAAGAAGTTGCAGAGGCTGACGCACGACGCACACGAGCCGACCGCGACAAGGGCAACGAAATCATTGCATCACTGAATAAGACCATCGTAGAGTTGCAAGCAATGACTGCACAAACTGTGCCTCATATTTTTGTCGACCATCACAAATTTTTGAAGGTTTCAGCGCCAACGCTCATAGAGCGATGGAGTATTGAATCAATGGACGCATATGTTGACATCGCGCAGTATGCTGACAAATCAGGATACCGCGTGCTGGTGTTTCAAAAAGATGAATACGCTGATGTGCGCCACGTAATGGAGAATTGGCAATACCTCCACGAGCCAAGCATTGGTGAAATCATCGCTCGATTAACCAAACACCCTCAGCGCATATCTAAAGAGTCTGCTATGGTTTACGACGACGACGAATAGACACGACGAACACCCCATCGGTAACACGGTGGGGTGTTTTTTGTTTGCTCTTTTGCACCTTCGTGCTATAATGTTTTTTATCGTTCTCGATTATAGGAGGGATTATGGGACGGCTACGAAAAGACCAAGTACGCACACCGACGCACAAGTTTAGTGTCAATCTACCTGACGAAACTGTCAAGGCACTAAACGCAACCGCAGACGCCAAGGGACTCACACGAAGCGCACTGATTACGCAAATCCTGATTAAGGCAACGAAGACCAAGAAGAGCCGGGAGGAATGACGATGAGACACAAAATATATCTGATAAAACACATTGACACAGGCATGGGATACGTCGGCATTACCGGCGATGAATTGGGCAAGCGCTGGTATCAACACTTGCACGATCCGAAGGGCGCACTGTATACCGCGTTACGCGCAGATGGTCATCGCATGACTATGGAACTCATCGAGGAAGTCGAAACACGCGAAGAAGCACTCGCCAAGGAACAACAGTACATCCATGCGCTTGGAACTGCGCAGCCGGCCGGGTGGAATCGCGACGTACGACCGCTGAAGGTTGAAAAGCCAAAAGCAAAACCAAAAAATTGGTTAAAGATAACCGACAAACCTATTTTTTCAGATCAATGGAATTTTATGGGTTTAGAATGTCCAGTGTGTCAAAATGATTTTCTCCATCAACAAGACATTGAAATATTTGTCAGAGGTGAAGACCAATCAGAAGGTTTGCATGTTTTGGTCGATTTTACAAACGACAAGGTGTTTGCTGACAAAAGTATGAGAAACAATCCGAGTAGCCGAAGACAAGGATTACGCGTTTATTTACAATGCGAAAGTTGTCACAACGATTGGTTAGATACTGATATCAACGGCGAACCTGTTTATGCTGAAGATGGTCAATTGCCGCCTTTATTTGAGTTATTGATTAGCCAACACAAAGGTCATACACATTTGGAATTCGCTTGGTACATCGAGGATAAGTCATGAGCACTGCCGATGAAGTCATCTCTGCGCTACGCAAAGCGCACAACCTCCGCGACGTCGGAGAAGGCAAATACCGCAGTTCATCACCGTATCGCAACGGCTCGGACAGCGACGCGTTCAGCCTGACCATTGACGGCCCGGAGCATGGCAAGTGGTTCGACCATGTCGAGAACAAAGGCGGGTCGTTGTATGGTTTGGCGAAACATCTAGGAATCACGCTTCCATCAGTAGCCCCATCCACAGACACCAAGAGGCCCGAAACCCCAGAAGGGTATGCTACGAGTCACGGGGTCACTTTGGAGGCGCTTAAAATGGCAGGGTGGGCCATTACGACATATAAGGGCCGACCGTGCTTCAGCATCGCCACCGACAATGGTACTCGGTATCGATACCTCGACGGCGCAAAGCCGTATTTTCAAAATCCGGTGGGATACAAACAATGCTGGTACAAGTTAAATGAAGCCGTTGCGTTAACCAAGAGCGACGGAGTACCACTGGTCATCTGTAATGGCGAACCTTCGACCATTGCGGCGCAGGCTCACGGCGTGGCGGCCGCGTCCATCTGTGCCGGATCGGAAAAGGCTATGCCCGAGCCGCTGCTCGACCATCTGCGCGACGTTTATACCGGCGAGATTGTCATAGCCATGGATTGTGACCAGACGGGACGCAAAGCGGCCACTACACTGCGTACCCAGTTACGAAGCGCAGGCTTTACCGTGCGTGTTGTCAACATGGGACTCAGTGACAAGGGCGACCTCGCCGACTACCTGCGACTCTACACGGCTTCGGAGTTCTACGCACAGACGGACGTCTACGATGTTGAGTTCGTCACCAAGTTGCCAGAAATCCACAGCGCTGCTGACATGCAGAAAGAAAACGTCGCACCGGTCGAGTACATCGTTGACGATATCATGACGACGGGATGCTACATTCTCGCAGGCGCTCCGAAGAGTCGCAAAAGTTTTTTAGCATTGCACATTGCCGTTGCCGTCGCAACCGGTACCGAGGTTTTCAAGACATTCGAAGTGAAGACACCATGTAGTGTGTTGTACCTTGACCTTGAAATGAGTAAGAACAGTGTGCACCGTCGTCTTGAGTCTATGAACTTCGGAGATTGGCCACGCAATCTATACTTTGGATTCAACGACGCATGGCCAAACCGTGGCGTCCTCGCCGGCGCAGACCTTGAATCGTGGCTCGACAAAGACCCGACAATACGCTTGGTTATCATCGACGTGTTGGCGCAGTGGCGTGAGCCCGTCGATCCACGAGCACCGGTGTATTCCTCAGACTACGATGCACTCAAACAAATACAACGCATTGCCCAGCGTCGCAATATCACTATCATTGTCGTCCATCACACCAACAAGACCAAGATTGGCAAAGACGATAACCCTTTCGACAAAATCAGCGGCTCTACAGGTATTAGCGGTGCCGTCGATGCTATGTGGTTGCTCACACGCGACCCGGAGAGCGAGTACGCTTCAATCCTGCGTATGACTGACCGTAACATTGCCGGCGTGGATCGCGTTGACCTTGCGTGGGATGATATGCTCGGCAGCCACGTGGTTGACCCAAAGTCCAAAGTGTTGGCGGCGACTGGGCCGGAGCGACGCGCTATCTACGACGTTATCAAAGCGAACAATACATATCCGTTGCAACCAAAAGAAATTGCAGCACTGGCAAAGCGTGAAGAGTCTATCGTCAAGAAGCATCTGCGCAGACTCGTTGAAGACAAACTTATACGTCGTGTTGGCTATGGTCGTTATGAGGTAGTACCCCTTATAGAATTCGTTCACTCTGGTAACTCTAGTACTAGTGGTAACTCTGGTAACTCTGGTAACTCTTTAGAAGAGTTACCGATAGTGGGTAGTGAAGAGTTACCAAAAGAGGGCAAGAGTTACCAAGAGTTACCAAGAGTTACCCCCCCCGGTAACTCTTTGGTAGAGCATCCTGAAGCCGTAGAACCGGGTAAAATAGACAAGAGTTACCAGAGTGAACGAATTAGTATAAACGCACTGTTCGCGCAACGCATCTTGCAAGTAATCGGTGGTATGACGTTGACCGCTTCGGCCATTGCGAGCAGGACTCAGATAAATGCGGAAGTATGCCAGCGTCAATTGGACGCAATGACCGAGGAAGGGATGCTACGGTATGAACCCACTATTCAACGATACGGAAAAAAGTAAGGCTTCGCCCGTCTTAAAAAAATCGGAGCCACTCCGATGCCTTTGTTGTGCCTTCGCAATGGATACCGCAACGCCGTATCCCCAGCTATGCAGCCGATGCCGTGCGGACATGCACGGAGCGCTCGTGATCGTGGCGACGGACTGCGCAGAGCTCGAAGCGAAGTGGCGCACGATGTTTCAGAGCGGCGACGCTGAACAGCAGGAGCGCTTCGTTGGCTTCCTCGAGGCGGCCGGGTCGGCGTATGGGCCCAACGTGCACTCGAAGCGCAAGCAAGCCATTGCAGAGTTCCAGCGCAGAGCGGATGCGACGGTGGCCAAGGGTGGCGACTTCGCACGCTTGGTGACCGCATGGCGAGCGTGGCACCGACGATGCGGCGACCGCGACATGTTGCAAATTATGATGGTGTTCAGAGTGGAGGCGACGTCGTGACCAACTGGTACCATCGCCAACAGCACCGCGACGCGAATCACAAGGCCATCGTGGCGGCGCTGATCTACCACGGGGCTATCGTTGCGGACATGGGAAACGCAGGCGGTGGCGTCCCTGATTTGCTCTGCGGTTATCGCGGCGTGCTATTCTTGGTAGAGGTAAAGACCGCGACGGGCGCACTCAGCGCCAAACAACGGGAATTCTTCGACGCTTGGACAGAGTACCCCGCACTCGTTCTACGATCGCCTGACGATGTGTTCGATGTGATGGAGGTTCTACGCAATGCGTACGCAATGGACGAGATTGATTGGGCGGCACTGGTACCGCGTGGACGTCGGCGAAAGCGGGCGGTGGATGTTGGTACGGGAGCGGGCCGACGAGCAGGACGACGAAGTGGTATGCCGCGGTCGGGAGATGACCGCAACGATTGACGAAATCATGGCGGCGATTGTCGACGAGTTGCAATGCTTAGCAGAGGAAATACAATGCTTGAATTCATCGCAGGATGCGTAGTTGGTTTCGTCGTTGCCATCATCACAATGACGGTCGGCATGGTGTTGGAGCGTAAACGATGGGAGCCATAATTCTCTTTTATTACCTGTTATGCAACGGGAGCGACTGCAACGTCGTGCCCTTCGAGGTGACACGCGAAGCGGCGGCCATCGTGGCGTGTGAGAGTGGCGACGGTCACAACTACGGAACGTACAGCAGGCACGCACGGAGCGCAACGCAAGACGGCGGATTGTTCCAGTTCAACGACGCCACCTACGAGTGGCTCACGGGGCGGACGCACGCCGACACCGACACCCCAGCGAATCAATACGATACGTTCCAACGATTGTGGAACGATGGCCGAGGGTGGAAGCATTGGAAGGCGTCGAAGCCGTGCTGGTCGCAGTGGATGCGCATCGATGACGACGGCCGAGCGGTGTGGCGATGAGGTATTGCTTAGTCGTTGCGCTGCTGACGGCTTTGTATTTGGTGTGTTTTCTGATGTTCGCTTACTTGGTTGGCTTTGTTCGATATTGAAAGGCGATGAGATGAAAGAGCAACTGCGAGCGCACGCAATGGTAGACCAGATGAAACCAAGGAAAGGCGAAGAGATGCGGCGTATTGACGTGGATGGTCAGCACGGCTTTGTGGAGTTGGTCGATTGGATGACCGTCGACCCAGTGACGAAGATTACCGACGCGGCCCGAGTGAGTTACGACAAAGACGGTGCGCACGATCCGGAGAAAGATGCAAAGTTGGTGCGACGATTGGCGAAAGACGGCCACTGGTCACCCTTCCGTCATTCACCGATAACCATCATGGTGAGCTCTCCGGAGTTCGTCGCACGGCAATGGTACAAGCACGTGGTCGGCTCTGCGTATGCCTTCGTCGACACGGGGTGGAACGAAGTAAGCCAGCGGTACAGCGAAGCGGTGCACGCGTATCTGCCCGAGATTGTCCACGAGCAAAGCATCAGTAGCAAACAAGGCAGCGGCGAAGCGATGTACGACGAGGATGCCGAGGACGTGCGGAGCGCCATACGGCACGCAATGCACCGCTATGACGAACTGATTGACCGCGGCGTGTCTCGCGAAGAGGCGCGCATGGTGTTGCCGTTGGCAGTGTACACGCGCTTCTATTGGACGGCATCGCAACAAGCGCTGAAGCACTTCGTGAGCCTGCGCTCACACTCCACATCACAGAGTCACATCAGAGCGTACGCCGAAGCGGTGGACACGATTTGCGCGAAGCATTACGGCAAAGCATGGGAGGCGTTTCAATGATTCTCAATGACCGCGAAATCACACGGCTCGCTGAAGCGGGGATGATCGCACCGTTTGCCGAAGGGGTCGCACGGCCCGGCGTCATCTCGTACGGGGTGACGTCGTTCGGGTACGACATGCGCGTTGCTGACGAGTGGGTGCGGTACGCTCCGTACTCACACGTTGACCCGCTACTAATTGACGATGCGGTCAAGCATTACGAGCGCCAAGACTACACGCGAATCGGGCCCGGCGGTTTCGTGCTGTGTCGCTCGGTTGAGACCTTCGACATACCCGAGGACGTCTTCGGCATTGTCGTTGGCAAGTCAACGTATGCACGGTGTGGGCTCATCGTGAACTGCACACCGATGGAGCCGGGGTGGCGCGGTCAGCTGACCATCGAGTTGCACAACGCCACTGCGCACCACATCACCGTGCACGCCAATCAGGGCATCGCGCAGGTGATGTTCTTTCGCGGTGAACGACCTGCGATCACCTACGCAGACAAGCAAGGCAAGTACCAAGGGCAGAGCGGCGTAACGTTGCCACGGGTGACGGAATGAACAAACAGCAACTGATAATTGCAAAAATAGCCCGCATTGAGCCAACGGAAGAAACACGGAAGCGTGGCGATGCTTTTGCTTTTCGATATTTCACAGAGGTGTCAATTGCTGATAGAACCATAAAGATTAGCACGGTTGGCAAATTCAGTCTTGGATACGGTAAAGAATATCTGGAATTAGGATTCTTTCCTCTTCGATACTACGAGACCATGGTGGATTACGAAGGTACTTGGAACTGGGCAGAAATAAATGACGACGCGGCGCCGACAGCACATATTGAGACTTTGAGCGAAACATCAGACGACGAAGCACGCGCTCAGCATCAAGCGTACATTGATTGGGCAACGATTGTTTTGCAGGTAGACTCGTTATGAAAGTACTTAACTGTCTCTGCAAACAGTGCAGATCGCGACGTGGCAAACATGCGCTCTACCAACAGCAATTTCGCAAGGCACGACGCAAGGCAAACGAGCGACTGCGCTTTGCGTTGGTGTCTCGGTCGTATGACGTGGATATTCCCGAGAAGGCACGAGGAGAGTACGCTGCATGACTATGCAGCTCGATTTATTCAGCGCTAAACCGAATTACAGACTACGCAAGTGGTGGAGCTGGTCGCGCATCCGTGGCGACCTGTTCGCCGCTATCGAATATCCAGTTGAGGCGCAAGACGACGAGGAAGCGCTTAACCAAGCGACGATTGTTTGTCGCGAAATTAATACGGGCCGTGACGAGTTTATGTTTTATTTGTTCCGCACTGACGATGTAATTGCGCGGTATTCGGTACGCCATGGAGCAGTAAAGATATTGCCACGGGTGACGCAATGATGTATCAATTTCGTGACGCCACGAAAATGGTCATGCATAGCCCTTGACAACATGGCGACAATGGAATCACACGAGGAGAACGAAGCATGACGACGATTGCACCGATTCCAAACCCCACGGAACTTGGCATACCCGGCGGAACATACACGGCCACGCAGACATTTGTACAGGTCGACAAAGCGGGTCAGTGGTTCGCTACATCGATGAGTAACTACGGCGTGCCGTGGCCACAATTCGGCATTCATCTGTGGTATCGTCGGTCAGTCGCAGCGGAGTGGCAACTCATCCAGTTCTACAACGACGCACACGGCAACATCACCGTCATCGGCAATGAGTTGTACTTCATTGTCAACCGCAAGAACGGTACTTCGTTCATGAACAAGATTTCACGATGGCAGGGGCCTCGCTCATGAGCTATGCGTACGATCTTCGGCACTGGGCAACGGTGCAAGACTTTGACACGCATCTGCATCGCCACGACCCCATTGCTACGGCACCGTGGGCGCGTGGCGTCGTCTTGCATCACACGTGGCGACCGTTGCCAAGCCAATGGAACGGCGCTATCACGATGAACGCCATGAGTAAACGATACGAAGCCATGGGATGGCGAGGCGGCCCGCATTTGTTCCTCGTCATCGGCGGACGCAATCCGGAGCTTGACGGCATCTGGCAAATGTGCCCATTGAACGTGCCCGGTATTCATTGTTCATCGGTGCCCGGCAACAACACGATGTGGGGTATCGAAGTGGTCGGCGAGTACGACACGCGACCATGGCCCGACGATTTGCACCGGCTCGTGCGCTCCACGACGTTGGCGCTGATGAATTGGCGCGGTATCGCAGTGGATGCAACGACGCTCAAAGGACACCGCGAATACCCAGCGGCAAAGAAGTCGTGCCCGGGCTCAGCGATAAACATCGACGCGGTGCGGTACGAATTCGCAGCATATCAGCAGGGGAAAGTATGACCGAGTCAGTTGAGACAAAGCTGGCCCGTATAGAGGAAAAGCAGGACATGATACTGCGACGACTCGAGAACGGCGACGCCAACTTCAAAGAGTTCGAGAAGCGTATTGCACGGCTTGAACAACAGGTATACGCGGTCATGCTCGTCGGTGGCGGCGCATGGTTGGTGTTTCTTTCGTGGTTTCGCATGAGTGGAGGCTAAGACATGAAGCGCTGGTACAAATCAAAGACGGTGTGGATTAACGTGTTGTCATTGGTCGCCATGATACTCGCCACGGTTATGGCATGGCCTGAGCTCAACGAGATCGCACCGCAGATTGCGTACGCACTCGCCATTGTCAATGTGTTGCTTCGCTTCGTGACGTCGGAGTCCGTGCGGTGACTGCGCCAAAGAAGCCACGTGCGCAGGCCGTCGTAAAAAGCGAGGCACAGCCGGCAATCATCACCAAGTTACAGCAGGCCGAAGTCTTGGAAGCCATCGAGCGGCTTGGTTTCATGACGGACGCGTGCAAGGTGTGCAACATCAACCGGCGTGACCTACTCCGAGCACGCGACGCCGACCCGGTGTTCGCTGCGAAGGTAGAAGAAGCGACCCGACGCGGTCGCGAAGTGCGCCAAGAGTTCCTCGAATCCT